TTCTTTGGCGTGTGAAATAACAGAATCGATTTTCTGAGCGGAGTCCAAAAACATCTCAGATGCAACCATATTCAAATAGAATGAATTCAAGAATGAATTATATGACATAACATCAAGTAGAACGTTGATGTTTGAACCGTCAAAATTATAATCTTTGAATGCTGATTGTGTCTTAAGGAATTCTTTAAAATTACTCTTAAGAGTATCGAAGTCTAAAGACGATAGATTAAGTGAACTATTTGCCATTTATCGGACTCTTTTTAGTACTAAATTAAGAGTTAACTCTGTTGGATTATTTATTAGATTATAAATTAAAGTTATTTCTATTTGATTTTCGTTAATACCATCAGTGTTTACAATAGTTTGAAGAAGATTAACTCTAGGCTCATTGTTCTCGACAGTATTATTAATAAAAAGTTCTAGAGAATCTCTGGCTTCATCGGTATTAAGTTCAAATAAAGTTGCCATTACATCCGAACCAACTGTAGGCTGAAACAGTCTTTCGCCTAGATTAGTTCGTATAAGATTTTTCAGAGATTGCATAACAGCATGCTCGTTAGTAACTCTTGCTAACTGATTGCCTACTGGTGTTTTTGCAAAACTTGTCATAAAATCTGAAAAATATTCAATTTGTTTTTTTGAACCTGTAAAGGTGTCTGCTCTTGTTAATGCCATTTTTATCCTACGTCTACTAAGCTGCTTCCGGATGAAGCCTTTGGATTACAGTGTTCTCCTCCAGCCGATGGACATAAATTATCTGGATTGGCGCTATCAGTCACAACTATTATCTTTTTGCCGTCTATCGTAATGTAAGATTTACTGGCGATTAACCCACCCGCCCCATGAGTGTTTTGGTCGTTTTCTACTGCCCATAATTTGTTATCAATAGTGACGAAACTTTGACCACTAACCACTGTAGTAGCCCCACAAGATCTTTGGTCATCTTGTCTATGTGCTTGCATATACTATTTAACCTTGCTCAAACTTAATAGATGCAGATTTAATTGTTATGGTGCCGCTTTCTATGACAATACTAGAACCACCAACCTTTATAGTTACCTTAGATCCAGCATCTATTGTAATATCAGTTGCTGCTTTGACGTTAGCATCTGAAGCAGAATTGATGGTAGCTGTTGAACCCGTCTGCACCATCATAGTGCTTCCTGTTTCTATTTTACCTTTTTCTTTGATAAAATTGTCATAATTAGAACCTGCATACATCGAAACATCTTTTTGGAATACTTCGATCTTTTTCTTTTCACCCATAGAAACATAATCGCCTTCAGTGGCGTTGAATCTATCGCCCTTTACTCTATGGCGATTAGTTCCTGCATCAACGTTACAATGAACAGGAGCAGAACCTTGCTGAACGCCGTTGTATCTGGAATCCCCAGACATTTTAAATTCTTTTTTACCAGTTCCTCTATAATAGTTTTTACCAGTAGACATTCCATAATCGTCACCATGTTCCATTCTACCAGTTTTTTCACCATTATGATCAAAGTGACCATCAACCTGAACTGATTTACCACCTCCAACATAACCTCTATGTTCTCCAGGGTTTACTGATGTATGTATTTCTTTTTTCTTCTGATCATGATGCGTTATTTGATAACTGCCGCTTGGCGTTAATGATTCAGAATATGATTTTTCATGTTCGTCTGGATTACGATAAGTTAGATGATGACCTCCAAGAGCATCCCACTCTCCATGAACGTAACCATATTTTGGTTGTATTTCATTTTCATCTAATGCTGACTTTGGGACTTTTTTGTTATGATCTACCATTAACTTACACCTAACAATGTTAACATCTGAGCAATATTTTTCTTACCTGTATCAGTAACTCCACCACCAGAATAATAACCACCACCAGAAGCTCCTGGGAATCCGCTACCAGCGCCTCCTCCGCCACCACCAGATCCTCCACCGAATCCGCCAAAACTACCTAGTAAGTTTCCTCCACCAAGATTACCAAGCACTCCTCCAATACCACCGCCACCAGAACCAAAGCCACTCATGATATTTGATATACCGCCCATATTACCAAGAGATCCTAAAGCTCCACCCATGCCGCCGCCCATGGCTTGATTACCCATTTCAAACAATTGATTGTTGAATGTCATATCTTTGGTATATTGATTCATTGTTTTTTGTATGTCACCTTGATTTAATACAGATTTTGGTAGCTGTTGTGAGAGTAACATTTGCATAAGAGACTGTAACTGACCTCCCATATTACTACCACTACTATTATTTTGATTTGCATTATTTCCCATATTATTGTTTGTCATATTATCTTCAACGTTTACAACTTGTTTAGCTAATATGTAATTTAATATTTCTATGGTCAAAATTGGTTGTGGGGTTTGTATCCAAATATATGGTTTTAGATCTGTAGCAATTTCCAACTCAGACAAAGAATAAGTTTCTTCGTTTGGTGTTGTGTAAACAAAAGATCCGGGTTCTCTTCTAGTATAGACCTTTTCGGTTTTGTCCGGAGAAAGCCATTCTATATAACCTGGATATGGATCAGCAGAAATTTGATAGTATTGCTTAACATAACCATCAGGGACATTACTTGTTGTTACTAATGGACTTGGAACAATATCGCCATAAATTGTTTCATCATATACCGATACAGGAATATTCAATGGTCCATAATATAATGCAACCTTAATTAGATTGGCTATAGAATTCTTAACAATTTCCTGAAATCTATCATCAACTTCGTCAATACCACCGTTATCCAAAAGGGTTGTGAAAACTTCTATTACTCTTTCAAACCCATATTTCAACGATAATAAAGCCAAAGCGCCAGTAAACGAATCATTAATAACAGTTGTAATACCGGCAGGTATAGGATCAGGACTACCCATAATACCTTCTGGAGTATTTTGCCCAGAACCGCCTGAACCCATACCGCCCATCATTCCGCTACCCATACCAAGGATATTTGTCATCTGCATCAATTGTTGATACATCTGCGGTAGCACTTGAGCCTTACCTTCAGGGTCAATTTGTTTCATCAACTGTGGTAAATCGGTTTGACCCTTTTCAGCCGATGCAGAAGTTGGCTTATCTGCGTTTGGTGCAAACTTATCTCTTGCGTCTGACAATGACTTAGAATCATCTGGTTTTACTGCTGGCGAATCTGCATATTTTACTTCAGCATTAATTTTAGGTTTCTTACCACCTAATGTCTGATGATTTGGACTAACAGTTTTATTGTTGTTTTCAAAAGCCTTTTCTGCCATTAGCTACTTTTCCTTGTCCAAGCAGGATTATCAATACCAGGTTTTCTTATTTTACCGCCAGAATTTTTCTGAGCTTCTTGAGATTGTTGTCCAACACCACCATTACTATCATCATGACCTTCTGGCATATCACCACGTGCCAATGAACCTATAACAATAGGATATTGCATAGCAGTATCATGAGGTAAATATGTAACTAATACCCTAGAACCAACTTTAAGACCAGAAGGCGAAACACCAATTCTTGATGTCGCTGCTGATGTTACTGGTTGAACGACCATCGCCCATGGAAGTTCTTCGTCTTTAATTGATTGTTCATCATTATGTTCATTATACAATCTTACTCTAACTCTTCCGGATTTAGTCGGATCGTCTTCAAAATTTCTTACTTCGGCAATATAAAACATTATCCTTGACCTCCACCGCCACGTTTATATGAAGCCTTAACAACTCTAAGAATCATTGTGCAATTTGGTGGTTCCGCTGCAACTCTATATTTTGTTCTTATAGCAACCACCAAACATTTTCCATTGAATTGTGATTCACCTTCTTCCCAATCACTGTTTGATTTCTTTGGGATGTCAAGCTCAATCATAGAACCCAGAGTAATTTTAGGATTATAATATACTTCTAATTCTGCTGAATTTTGCGCTAGATGAGCAAGAAATGCAGCCCTTTTGGTTTTAGCCTCTGAAGTTGTGTGCTTGTCTTTGTTGTTAGCTTTATCATGTATATATCTAACAGGCACTGAATTAGCATACGAGGGAGACTGGTCATAAACTCCTTGACTGTCTGCGAACTTAAACTTGTTTTGTTTTTTTGTGTTTGTAGCAATAACCTTATGACTGGTCAAGTCAACAGCATATTCTTCTGTTTTATCTAAAGCCCTTGGTCCAGCATCGAAATTCTTAGAGGGTTTAAACCACATGATAGAATTTTGTCTGTCTTGCTGATTTGCTCTAGAAAAATTTAAATTGGTAGTTTGTCTTAATTTAACTACAGGTGACTGTTCAAACAATTCTTCAAAAGTCTTAAACACATATTTGTGTTCGCCCCCGCTGTCCCCTTGTTGGAATAAAGCAAAAGTTGAAGATTCATATTTTTCAGAAACGTGCTCTGTATTCATTTTCTTCAATGCATCTAGAGGATGCATTCTAGGAATAACAATTCTGCGATTTCCTTTGGTGTCAGCTTTATCTATTTTTCTTTTAGTCTTAAACCCTTCTTTGAGGATATGCTCGACTACTTCACTGGTTTTACCTTTAAAGCTCTTTTCAATATGATTACCCTGAGCGTTTAGAAACTCAGGAGAAACACATCTTATGTCGTATTGTTTATTGTGACCAGACCCAGTGTTATTAAAAGATTCATCGTTTAGATTTTTATTCTGGAACATTTTAAATTTGAAGTTACCACCGCCACCAGAACTAAAAATGTTATCATCTCCAGAAAATCTTATCTCGACATCTTGATCATATGAACCATTAATTCTGTTTTGGCCTAATGCATCAGAAGCATCAATAACTCTTACTTCACCAACTGGTCCGTAAGGATTCAATATATCTTCATATACGTTGAAACCAACCAATGAAACTTTCTTGTCCTTGGTTAGATCCATATTACCAACTTTTACGTTGGATATTTTTATATCACCTGCAGCCATTTTATTCCTTCAATAAATCTGTTAGGTTATCAACTGCTACTTGCTTCAATCTGTTATCAAGAACTCTGATGGTTTTATTAAATTCGTTCTTATCTTCTTCAAATTCTAAGTAAGTAACAGCTTTCCAATATGCCTCTTCTTCTACTGGTATATTGGAAGAAACTACATTTGAAGATGTAAACACAGTGTTTACCGAACTCTCAGAGCCATAGATATAACTGTTAGAAGTTATAGAAACTGTTGCACTGTTTTTATATACTCCGCTAACATGACAAATAGAAACTTTATTATTAGAAACTGACAACACCTGTCCTCTTCCATAATTCTCATTACTGAAATTTATGTAACAAATTTCATCTTTTATGAAAGAAGTATTACTGACGGTGTACTGAACAATTTTGTTGGTATTAGTTTTCCAATCAATCTGTTTTCTCTTGTATGACATGGTTCTTCCGTTAGAACCAAATACAGGCTCCCAATATCTTTGCATACCAGGAGTCAATGCATTATAACCACCAATTGTCAGCTGATCTCCGTCTACCCAATTATTAACATAATGTTTAATTTTAGATTGAGCGTTATAATAAGAACCATATTTCTTGTCTAAGAAATCGACCATTTCTCTTTCGTGTAAATACCACTCATAATATGGGTCAATGATTTTGTTTACAATATAAAGGATCCAACTTTTGTATTGATCGTCATAATATCTAGCACTTAGCTGATCGGCTCTTTCGTTGTCAGTAATTTCATAAGGATAATAAACAAATGGAATTGTTTCAATCTTATCCAAAACAGTAACACGCCTAGTGATATCTATGGCTTGATTATTAGCATAGGTTATAACAGGGAATTTGTCGAAATATCTTTGTGGCATGTCTTACTCTTTAGGTTATTTCTTCTGAAGTCCAGAGCTGAATTTCTTTCAACTGCAATGTAAGGTTGATTACTGTTGGTGCACCACTTCTAAAGAAAGATGGAGTTCCAGAGCCATTATAATCAACTTGAACTGATATGATGGCACATGGCTTCAGTTTGAATAGATATTTCTCTGGCTTAAATGACACCAAAGCAATCTTAGGGTATTTCTGTAACCCCCAAATTCCAGTGGTGCTAGGTAAGGCAGCTGCCTTACATTCTTTTATTATACTCAATAAAGTCTCTGATTCGCTTTCTGTATTTGGAGCCAAAGTCCAACTTAATGTAAATTCTTTAAATCCGGGTCTTTTGAACATCATAAACATGAAAGGATTGACAACACTACCTGATGCTATTTCTCCGCCTTTCATTCCTAGGCTCAAACCTGAAAGCAAGGCGCTACCAAAATTACCTAAGTATTGTGCGGCAGCTTGTGAAGCTATTCCGCCAACTTCATTAGTGGCACTCCACTCTTCCCACAAGATAACTTCATTATCGTTTAATCTTCTTGGAATTGGCAGCTTGAACCCACCACCATATGATATAGCTCCTAAACCGCTTGACACCAAACTGTATTCATAATTCACCAAGCTGATGTTAGTATAAAACCCTCTATTAGACTGAATCAAGTCCTCAGGGAAAGTTTTTGATTGTCTGTTAAATCTTCCGGGCGGTTGCGGAAAGTTCTGTGTAAGAGCCATAGTATCCCTTAATCTTGTAATAAATATTACTTTACCTTATTTATTAAACTGAAACAAGATGGCGACAACTAAAGGTTATTTTAAACCACTAAACCCCAATAAATACAAAGGTGATACTTCAAATATTGTCTATAGAAGTAGATGGGAATTTGTCTATATGGCAAGATTAGACAAAGACCCAGATGTCGTATGGTGGCAAAGCGAGGAAACTATAATTCCTTA